TGTCAATGTTCATTTCCAGATCGTGCTGTGCAAGGTAAGCGTAACAATTTAATTGCTGCTCCCAGCTTGGTTGGTTCTTTCCGATTGCGTAGGCGCTGGTAAACTTCCAGTCCATCAGGAACTTCTGATCGCCTTCCGTTCTGATGGCGTCACATTGCCCTGAAATTTTCCAACCGTTGATCTCCGCAAACATCCGCTTCTCAATGATGTCACTCTCGTCGGCACCCTCTTCAAGCACAGTGTGGATACACTTTCCAAGCAGCTTCCATACATCGTCGGAGATGTCCGTTACGATGTCGTCTTCGTGCTGCTTTTGAAGCAACGAAATTCTTGGCGAAGAAAGAAGGCGTGTTATAGTTATGCGGCTGTTTCCGGAATCGTACTTGTCACGAGCCAAAAGGTTCTCGAACTGGTGTGGTAATCCGTATTTGTTTGTTGTGGCCATCAGATATCACGCTGTGGGTTGCTGTTGCCATCAGTTATATAAGCCTGTATATAGATAGTCAATGACTGAAATCAAGTTTGAAATTAAGGGACAGCCCCACAGCAAGGCCAACAGCAGAAGGCTGGTCTATTTTGGCAAGCGCCCGGCCTTCATCAAATCTTCACAGGCCATAGAGTACGAAAAGATTTTTGCTGCTCAATGCCCTGTGCTTGATCCGATTATTCCATACAACAAAAAAGACAAGCAGGACGTAGCTGTTCACATGACGATCTTTTACGCCAGCCGTCGCCCTGATCTTGATGAGTCTCTGATACTTGATTGTATGCAGGGTCGAATTTACGAGAACGACAGGTGTGTTAAAGAGAAACACATTTACTGGGGTCTCGACAAGGCAGACCCTCGTGCCGAGATTGAAGTCATAAAAATGCCGCCCCCGTAGGGGCGGCAAGTATCAGGGAGGCCATGTTCAAATTGGGAATCAGAACAAGACGAGGGAATTATAATGCAAATGAGTGACCAAGACAATTACATTCAAGACCAAATTGAAGTCAGAGCAAACAGCGCAAGGTCAGGCTACTCGACCACCGCAAGGATCAGATGTCCGGCTTGCTCAGATACAAGAAAGAAGGACGGCGAAAGGTCGATGGCCGTCACCTTTTTTAATGACCGTCTTGTCTACAAGTGCCATCACTGCGATGAGAAAGGCGTAATCCATTACGACCGAAAGGCCGTAAAGCCTCGCCGCTCTTATCCTAAAGTCCAGCGGGTGGACAGCCCCCCGCCTTCAGCCATCGACTGGCTTGTTAAAGAGAGGAAGATCAGCCCTCAGGTCGTAATGGATTACGGCGTTGCCGCTTCACGAAAATACTTTCAGAAACTACAGGCTGAAGCAGACTGCGTCGGCTTTCCGTTTTACAACGGCGGTGAGGTATACGCAGTCAAATACCGTACTTCTGGTGGAGAGAAGGCGCATACGCAAGAGGGCGCTGGTGGTGCCCAGAGTTTCTTTGGTATTGAGCGGGTAGCAGCAGACGCCGACACGTTAGTGATATGCGAAGGTGAGATTGACCAGTTAAGCCTAGCGAGTGCTGGTGTTCTGAATGCTATAAGCGTTCCGAATGGTGCCCCGATGAAGGCGTCGGAGGGCGAGGTTGACCCCGACAATGATCGTAAGTACGGCTTTGTCTGGGCGGCAAAGGACTTGCTGACACAGGTTGGTAAGGTTGTTCTGGCCGTTGACATCGACGGCCCCGGCCAAGCCCTCGCAGAAGAACTTGCTAGACGGATTGGCAAGATCAAGTGCTGGCAGGTTGAGTGGCCTGAAGGATGCAAAGACCCGAACGATGTACTGGTCAAGCACGGAAGTGAGAAGTTGGCTGAAGTCATCGGTGACTCGAAGCCGTGGCCTATCACTGGTCTCTTCGATGTCGATCATTACGCTGATCAGGTTGACCAGATATATGAGCGCGGCCATCAGCGTGGCTTGTCTACAGGTCTGGACTGTATAGATGAGTTATTCACAATCAGCCCCGGTCAGCTTTCGATTGTCACAGGGCACCCATCATCAGGTAAGTCTGAGTTCATCGATCAGATCATGGTCAACATGGCTGAGGCATATGACTGGCCATTCGCCGTGTGTTCTTTCGAAAACGATCCCCCAACACACATCATCAAGTTAATGGAGAAACATGCGGGGGTTCCCTTCCATGATGGCCCAAGCATGAGGATGACTCGTGATGAGTTAGCTGAGGCGAAGGACTGGTGCGGTCGCCATTTCTTTTTTGTTGAGCAGAACGATGGAGAGCCAGCGACCATCGAGTCGATATTGGAGAGGGCGCAAGCCGCGATCCTGCGCTACGGGGTTAGGGGTTTGATCATCGATCCTTACAACTATGTCGATATTGACAAGTCAAAGGTGAGCGAGACGGAAGCGATCAGTCAGATGCTGACACGGTGTCGTCTTTTTGCACGGGCACATGACGTTCACGTCTGGTTCGTCGCGCACCCAGCCAAGATGATGCGAGATGGTGGGGAGTTTCCTGCGCCAAAGGGCTACGACATTTCAGGGTCAGCGGCATGGTTTGCTAAGGCTGATCTTGGCGTGACGGTTCACAGAAAACCAGACACAAATTTATCAGAAATCCACTGCTGGAAGGTTCGATTCAAGTGGATTGGGCAACAAGGAGTAAGAGATGTCGAATACTTTAAAACAACAGGACAGTATAAAGAACCCTTCCAATACACGGGAGCCGTTCAATCCCCAGTCTACATTCAAGGCAGAGATTAGAGCGCACTCTGTTGTAGATTTCTTTGTGCTTGAGACAAATTTGCCACCTGATTTCGTCGCCCTTCTTAACGAAGAGATTGACAAGTTACTGGCAGAAGAGAACGTCGAGGAAAAGGATTATTCTGGAAACCTTGTTGGGCAAATCAAGAGCGGGGCACAGCTTCTTCTTGAGAAAGACAGATGCGAGGCGTTCCACGGCGTGTACGGCGTAGCGGAAAGCTTGGCCAAGGAATACGCCAAGAGGTTCATGATGATCGGGGCGGGGGATGTAATACAACAAGGTGCCGTCGATTACGTTCACGCAGATTGTTATGAGGCGTGGTCAGTTCATAGTTTCAGGGGGGATTATAATCCTATCCACGATCACGGTAACCGTCTCGATGGTGGCATGAGTTTTGTGATCTACGCGCAGGTGCCGCCTGACATGAGAAACAAAGAGGCGTCGAACATGAAAAACGCTTCTGGGTGGATGGATGGCTGCATCAGCTTTATTAACGGGCCGACCAGCCAGAACGCTGCGGCATCGTTTCGCTGGCCCAAAGTTATGAATATAATTCCAGAGGTGGGGAAGATGGTGATCTTTCCACACTGGTTGAACCACATGGTTTACCCGTTCGATTGTGAGGGTGAGCGGCGCTCAATCGGTGGCAACATTACGATGATGACTGAGGAGCAGCATCAGATATTGACGAGTCAGATTATGGATACTGGGGGAGCGAGTGGGGAAAAATAATTTTAAACCACACCCCACGAACCGTGGGGATGTTCTTGATGCCGCCCGTAACCTGATCTGTGGTGATCGGGCAGAGACGCACGGGGATGCCAGTGAAAACTTTGGGAATATCGCAGATTTATGGAGCGTGTATCTGAGCCGCACGGTCACTGCGAGAGACGTGGCTTTGATGATGGCTCTTCTGAAGATAGCGCGAACAAAGTCGGGCACCGCTAACAGCGATGATGTCGTGGACGCTATCGGATACTTGGCTCTGGGGGAAGAGGTGGTCTCCGCCCCCTCACAACAGGGAGCGGAGTGAATAGCCATTAAAGTTGTGGGCTAGAGATGATTACGGATCAGATATCTGATCTGGGCAGACGTGGTCCGCTCGTTATCATCACAAGCTTTCTTTAGCTTGGAAAGACAGGTCTGGTCTAGAACGATGTGAAGTCGCGTGTTCTCACCAGTCCCTGCTTGAGCTGTTGAAGGTGTCGAGACGGCGACGGAGCGCGGATTCAACTGACCCCCAATAGGTACTAGCCCAGTCTTCGCCTCGCTCGTCGGATCGCTCTCTTGCTCTTGTTGCATTGTGTAATCTCCTCAACACATTGGTCGCCTGTTCAGACGAATTGGTTACGTTGTTCATAGACACTCCTTCTATCACACTGCGTGGGCCGTAGCAATCACGCTCCCTCATCCGGTGTGTTCTTTTCTGGGTAATCTTTCGGCACCAGCTTAACGATGTCAGCAGATGGTAGCTTCTGACTGATTTCCCGAAACTCTGGAGATTGAAGCACGTCATCATAGGTCGCAGTCTCCAAATTTATTTGTATGCAATCACCATTTATGGTCACGCTCTCCACTTCGCTCGTTAGGCACACGCTGCCGCGCATACCTAGAAACACAAGCAACTGCCGGTGCTTGGCTTCCAAAAGCACACCCATGTCAGCAAGGCTAAGTTGAGCAGCCAAGGTGCCTAAAGAATCCGCGTGGATTTCTTTTGGCTGTTTGAGATAGTCGCTAGTCTGTATATACATTCGGAACATCCTCCCATGTTACATTGCCTTTGCCCCAGCACCTTTCGCACTCAAGATCGACTTCGTCGTAGCCTTGCCACGGCCCGTTGGCGTTAACACCACCAACAACTACGTCTCCCTTGACCTGCCCAGTGCCTTCGCAATCACGGCATTCAAATTCAAAATCTGGCATGATTTCATCCCAGTCATTTCGCCATGCGTAAATCATTTCAATCTTTACTGACGAGTCAATGCAAAGCTTAACCAAAGCCCCGATTGTTTTGGGGTCGCCAGAAGCTTGAATGTCTGCTCTTATGCTGTTGTCAACCATGGTTACTCTCCTTTCTTTCGATCCTTTTGTTAGTTAACAGATAGTCCTTGGTGATGGTGCCAAGTTCTTTGTTGCCACGCTTGTGGGATTTGACCCACACCCGTCGCCCATCACGCAGTCTGCGGAAGTGACCACGCACATCGTGCAGTCTTTTCATTCCGCGCACTTCTTCTAGGTAGTCAGTCGGCGTGATCGACACGCCATTCACTTTGGGTAAATCAATCTCACACACAATGTGTGAATTAAATTTTATAGGTTTGCCGTAGCGTATTCCGCCGCGACCTGTTGCCAGTTTCGGTGTCTTGATAACCCAGTCATAGTTAAGAACGTGCAACAGACAGATCAAAAACCTTGCGTCACCAGCAGAAGATATACTGCCAGAAAACTTGGTGATTGATTCGTGGTCCTCGTCGCTGTAGCTGGGGTCATCGTCAGACGAGCGCGGCACCAGCCAGTCAATCGACCTAGACTGCACAGCATGGATATGATTCGTCAGTCCGATGAAAGACCAGTCTTCCATCGACTCCTTAGAGACATGTTGTATCTGTTCATTAAACCACTGAATGCCCAGTAACGTGCGAACATTTTCCGCATGGGTATTTAAATGCTGCGTGTACTCTTCTTCGTATCCGCTCCTGTCGGGAGGGGTGAAGGAAAAGTCCTGATGAAACGCCCGGTGATCTTTGTCTGACCAAGGATGTGGTGACAGTTCAAAAGCAGACCCATCAAACATAATCCGTTGACGGGTAACCGCTTGCCCCTCTTTACCAACAGGATACACGGGCGTAAAGCAGTAGTGATCTTCTTCGCCCGTCCCGATAAGGGGATAGTCAAGTTCTTCGATAAAGTAACCAACGTAATCGGACGAACCCGACAAACCTGCCGACCACATTGAATGAGCGGCAGTGTTATTGGTCATGAGATAGTGTTCGCCGATTGCTTCTTGTCTTACACGCTCGTCCCACTCAATCCACATAGGTGTGTTGGGCGGCACGGCATCGCCGATAATAGCCAACAGTGAGTCGGCATCGATTGTCATCGAAAGAGAGACGGCGTGGCGAACCATCGAGTCGTCCACCGTGTAGCGAGTAGCTTTACGAAGTCCATTGTAAGCGCCCTTGATTCGGTCACGCGAGTGAGGGGTAAGCCTGACCCGCTCCCCCTTGCTGTTGCGTCGGGCAACACTGGGGCAAATGTTTGGCACACTTTCGTAGGAGATGAGGCCAACCTTTGGCGCAGATAAAGCGGCCAGCGTTTGATCGGCCAGATTATATTCACTGGTCATGATGATCTTCCTTTCTGTGATTGATGAGTCACTGGTAACCTGTAAGAAAAAGGGCGGCACCCATGATTAGGTGCCGCCCGTGAGCCACGAGACCCGAAAGGTTACCAATTTACATCTCTGCTCACTGACGGGGTTTTGGGTGGGGCACTCGCCGTCTGATCCCCTCACAGTCAGTGTCCGACGTAGCGCCAGACTTTTATCTCCCGACTGTGATTAGTCTTTCGAGAAGACTTTATCCTCTGGCCGGTGAACTCCCAGTCCTTTCCCTTGAACAGTGAGCCAGCCGCATTGCCCAGCGACTCGGTGATGCCTTCTTTCAGGAATGCTTTACCGACATCATCGGCGGTAACGGTCCTGCTTTCTCTTAGCATGGCGATTTGCTTCGCAACATGGCGCGCATGGTCAAGCAACATATGCTTGCCGCCATACTCTGCGGCGGTCATGCCTTCTTCTTTAAGACGATTGCTTTCCGCGATGTCGAACAGATCAAGTTCCTTATTCATTGTTTCAACCTTTCAGGTCTATGATTAACTGATCAAGAGTAGGTGCCAGAACTAAGAGGGCGGCGATCAGAGCCGCGCCCACAAGAGCGGCGATGAGAGACAATATGATTTCTTTTTTGTCTCGCCTTGCCCAGTCGTGGCGGTGCTTATTCATGTGCTTTTCTTCCTTTCGGCGTCACAGCCGTTACGACCGTCGCCATCCTGTGTGTGCGCTTGCTGGTCCACGTCACCCTGTCGGGTTGTGAAGTGGCTGGCATATCTCCAAAATGATTTAGATCGAATTGCGTCTATCGCGGTTTTAGCTTGAACCACGCTTTCGATTTCGCGTGGCGGTTTTTGATTTAGGTAATACTCGCGAACAACGAAGTCAGCCATCGGCTCCTCACAAGAAACACAATGGTTTTCACTCTCGTAATAGTTCAAGACGCAGTCGCATCCAGCACAATGTTCATGCACGCCTTCTGCCTCATCGCAGTCACAGATATTGCTCATCATCTGCGCCTTAATTTTGTCAACGGTCCCCACGTACTGCCAGAAATCTTGCGACCGGTCAGCCGGGTCGGGACTGCCGTAGCGTTCAATCTCGCCGTTGCGGTGGATGACAACTTTGCATTCCGGCAGGGCGTGGCCGAGATATTCGCGGATCGTTTGATTCATTTTATCGGTCATGTCGTTGGTCCTTTCGGGCTAATTCTGATTTTGCGTACCATTCTTTTGAGTCGCCATCCTGTGCGTGTGCTTGCCAGAATGGCGAGGATGTGGTTGCGGTCATCCCAGATTTGCTTGATGCCTATAATGAAAACCTCGCCTTTGGTAATATAGCGATCACCGTTTCGGATACGGTTGCCTTCTTGGTCTAAAGACCAAGCGGGAACCCATTTGTCGGCCATGCGCCGTTCAAAGTATGGGACAAACAGAACCGGGACGTACATGCCCGCCCCATCTTGGGCATAGAATTCGCGGCCCCAGACAGGTTTTTCGCCGTAACTCTCAGATGATTTTCTAATGTCATACATGGTTTTTCTCCAAAATAAGGGCGATTCTCATCGACCTCGTGAGTAGTTGGTGGTGCAACTACCCACGAGATCAACGAGAGAAGCCATGATTATCGGCTGATCTGAACGACTTGCGCCCAGTCAGCCTGTTTCTCAATATTCTCAAGCCAATGCTCATGCTGTATGCAAGCAGCAATCAGTGTCGGGCATGACGGCTCAGGAATTTCGTCGTAGTAATCTTCACAATCGCTGAAGACGATGATCGCATCGACATTCAAGTCTTGCTCATCGATATACTCGAAGGCAGCCCTCGTATTGGTGCCGCCATAGAAACGAGTGCGGTCAATCTCGTCACCAGCCTCGACCACCTGTACGTCTCGCACACGATGCGTGAACTTGATGACGTGACTGGTGATGTCGAACTCAGCCGCGATCAACTGCAACTCTTCGCAGAACTGGGCGAACATCTCGTCATCGACTGATGATGACACGTCAAGCAGAACTGCAATCTCACCGCCGACATCGACACGGCGGCTAGGCAGCGGCACACCCACCGCACGAGACCGGCGACCAAGCCGCTGGTATGTCGTACCGGCAGGGCGACCGTCCAACAGGAACCGCCGCAGGACTGACCGCCAGTCAACCTGTGGCCGACGAAGCATGTCGATGTGCTGCTTGAACGGGCTGTCTTCCTTGCCAGCCTCGCCGCTGATCATGGCGGCGTTCAGCACGATCTCAGTCCACTGGTCGTCTTGCTCTTGAACTTGAGCAGCAGACAGCGCGGAGCCGTCATCGTTTGTGCCGTCGATGACCACGCCGTGTCCTTGCATGTCCACTGGCTGGTCGTTACCCGACTGAGCAGGTAAAGCGGGAGCGTCTTGAGAGTCGCCGTTCTCTGCGGCTTTCGCGTCGTCACCCTGAGCATCACCCTGAGCATCGCCCTCATCATCACCCTTTGGTGATTCGCCCTCGCCTTGCTGGCCAGCGGCTGGTGGTTCTGGCTGGTCCTTAAAGAGCTTTCCAAAAATGTCCTCTGCGGACTGTCCCCGCCAAGCCAGATCAACCAACCCGTCTTCGGGCAGAGAAAAACCGGCATCAACTAGGATGGGGTTGATGGCGTAGTCGGCAGCAACGTTCCAGTTATTCTGGTCACGTTCCCCACGCCGCAGATGGTGCTTAAAGATGACGTGGCAAACCTCATGGGCAAACACGCCCTTGAGGTGCGCGTTCGAGTGCTTGTCAACAAACTCAGGGTTAAACAGGATGCGTTTGCCGTCAGTCGCCATCGTCTCAAACTGATCGGTCTCGACCAGATCAAGACGCATGGCGATGTTACCGAAGAACGGATTGTCCAGCAGTAGCTGGGTCCGCGCCTTGGTGATCTTCTGATGTGCTAGTGACATATCAATAGCTCCTTACTGACCGATGAAATCATCGATCTGGTTCATGATCTGACGAGCGTTGTCGGCGACTTCTTGGCGCTTGCCCTCGTCCGTCTTGAGAGTAGAGGCATCGGTCTCTGTCAAGCGCAGCCCGATATCCTTGGCAAGTTGCTCAAGCCGTGGATCATCGCCGACGTTCAGCGATGGCAGCAGATCGGCAATGTCACGCACGTTGCCGACCAGACTGTCGTAAAGCTTGGCACCCTTCTTGTCGGGATCGAAAGATTCGAGACGCTTGACCATGTTGCTGACGGCAGAGTAGGCGCGGTCGAAGCAGGCACTGGTCACCTGAGTGACACGCTCGTCATTCTTGCGCTGTATCTGCGTGACGATCTTCTGCTTGTCCTCAGCAGACATGGCCACCCGAAAGTCGCCAGCCTCAGGGACAGGACGCACTTCGATGTCGGAGTAGAACAGCTCCTTGCAAGCCTCGACGCTGGGGAATATGTCGGCGTCGAACAGGTCGCCCAGTCGATCAGGGGCCTGATCAACCAACTCAGGATAGACCTTGAGAAAGTCGGCCACCGCAATGTCGAACGCGTCGGTCTTCTCGCGCATCACTTCGGTGAAACGGTCATAGCCCTTGGCCTTGATGATGTACCAGCCGTCTTCGGACCACGGCGCAGTCTCTGCCGCGAACACGTTGTAGAGCGCGCCACGAGCAGTTTTGACCGCCCTATACGCAGGGTGGGTAGTATCGATCAGCGTCTTGATGACCTTGACCGCCCGTTGGTTGGCGTTCTTTTGGTCCGCGACTTCGAGCGATACGCCCTTGTCAGTTACGGCGAAGCTTGGGTTTTTCACCGA